GATATAGCGGCCATAATAACGGAGACGATTCCGAGGAAGAATATAGAAGAATCAACGTTAAAGTATCAGTATATTTCAGCATTAGCTGTGCAGAGACTGTCGCCGCCGGCAAGTCCGGTCATAAACATAGAGATGGCAGTATGTACTAAGTTAGGTTCACAGCAACAGAACATAGCATTACCATGCTTTTATACAACACAGGGTATATCATGGTCTACAACCAATTCATTATATGGTTCAGCGATAGCTAACAGCTTAGATATCATAGATCCACCGTTATTTTCCACTCCACCAGCATATCTATCAAGAATAGAAGAAGATTTACATCTTCTAGTGTTTGGCTCAATGTACAGTGATTGGGAAGACAACACACGTAATAGGACCGGTATGCGCATATATCCGAATGACCAAAGCTCATATTATACCCAATATAGAGCAAACAAAACATTGTCGTTGACACAAGAAGCGGTGTCCAACGAGAACGCTTTGTTTCAGTAAAAGTCATATCGAAAAACCCAAGATCAGTTTTAATAAACAGATCTTTGATATGGCTAGGAAATGGGGTTTTGCAAAATCTAAAACTAGTTTGAATGAAATAAGAGATTTGGGGCTGGCAATTGTTAATCAATTGCTTCCGTCACAATATGATGCTCTAGTAGTCTGGAAGAACTTGGTTGAAGAATGTAAAGCTCTAGTTAATAGTTGTACTGAACAAATGACCTTATTAGCGGATGATTCGAAAAAGCGTCAGAGATGGAGAGTCAAGCCATTAAAAATATTTTCGAAGATGTCTGAAGAATCAGCCCTTGTCTGGTCTGGTTGGTGGATATTATTATCACCAAGTGACAGACGTTTTACTTGGAATTTGATCAATCCGACGGGGGTGTTCAATTGTCCGGGGTTAGAGACTACTTCTAGTGTATTTAAGAAGATTAGTGATTACGCTCTTAAGTATGGAGATCTATTTTTGGGAAAGCAATATAAGATACTTATAGGAATAAACTTGTTAAGAGATTATGTGAAGACGAGTGATACTGATGTTTTTGTTAAAGCGATTAAGAATTGGGTAACTGGTGATATTGAGCATGAGAATAGTGATGGTGATTTTTATGAATTGTATAGACAAGGCGTAGAGGAGTTTCTGAATATAAATGTTAACAATAAAGAACCAGAACCACTAACAGTAGCTGAATTTTTATTAGATCCAGAGAGACATGCTAGAACAGGAACCAGCGATGGGGAAAGATTACATGTACTCATGCCAGATGGGAAAATAAGAAAGGCCAGAAAAAGTAAGTGGGCCTCAGTACTTGCAACTAAACCGGAAGCATTTCTGAAATATGTACTGGAACAAAGACCGTCAAAGAACAAAAGTGTAGGGAAAAGAGAGAAGGCTAAGGATAGAGCAGTTATAGCAGGAGACCTATCATTGTACGAAAAAAT